AATCCCATTGCAGTTACATTGGCACTTGTAGCAAGTATGCCCATATCTTCTACAATAGCTGTAGTACCAAGTATTCCCAAGTCAGTAACAACTGCACTTGTTCCCAGTAATCCCATAGCCGTTACATTTGCCGAAGTTCCTAGTACTCCCATTGCCGTAACATTGGCTGAAGTAGCTAATAGATTCATATCAGTTACAATGTCACTTGTGGCTAGTGTATTTAGATCAGCAATAATATCACTGGTTGCAAGAGTTGCCATGTTAGCAACTACTGCATCTGTACCAAGTATAGCCATGTCAGCTACAGTGGCATCATTACCTAGTTTGCCCATTGCAGTTACGTTAGCACTAGTACCTAAGTGACCCATAGCTGTGACGTTAGCTGACGTTCCAAGAAATCCCATGTCCTCAACAATAGCTGAAGTACCTAGAATACCCATGTCAGTAATAACACCACTTACACCAAGTAAAGCCATAGCTGAAACATTTGATGATGTACCCAAAAGAGCCATATCTTCAACAATGGCTGTAGTGCCTAATATTCCCAGGTCCTCAACGACAGCCGATGTTCCTAATAAATTTATAGCAGTGGTAACATTTGCTAGTGATTGTACTGAAGTTATACTTGGTCCGGCTTCAGGGTTACCAGTTGTAGCATTAAATCCTAGTACTGTTCCTTTCCTGGTATCTTTTACCGGCAAAGTCATATCTGCACCGGATATAACATCATGTTCTGCTAGTCTAAGTGATCTATCAATCTCTTCATTAGTTTGCTGGTGAACAAACATATTTGTATCAAAATCAGATTCCAGGGAAGCTGAAGTCAATTGACCACCGGATGTATAAACTGATGTCCTGGATAAAGGTATTGATCCTAGAATAGTTATTGTTTGAGAGCTAGTAGGGTGGTTGCCACTTGTAAATGATACTGTACCAGCACCAGTGCTAGAGCTTAGTGATACTGTATAATGACTGCTTTCTGTTTTGACTGTCGTATCAACATAAACTTTTATTTCACTAGTAGCATTTACCTGGAAAGAAAAAGCGAATGGACCAGCCGTACCATCACCGGTAAACTGAACTCTCCTAGTCTGTGCTGTTACGTTATATGTTGCCATTCTAGATTACCTCTCTAGGTTTTATACACTAATTATTTTCACTCGACAATATCTTTAATCTATCGTCAGTCCTTAACATTATATCAATGGCACTACTTCTAGCATCACCAACAATGTTATTTAGCATTTTATATTTTTCTTCATCGTCAACTTCAAGCTTATAAGCTTCACTATTTATGGCAGTGTTCAAAGCTGGTAATAATGCCCTGGTAGAATCATAACCTGGATCTCCACTGGATAGGCTATACTTTTCGTTTATTCTATTAGAGTTGTTTACCAGGTTAACGTATCTGTTAAATTGTAATGCCGACAATTCTACACCATTATATTTTTTTCTATGCGAGCTAAAGACATAGCCTCTTTCAGACAGTCTAATTAGTTCTTTATCTAAAGATGTATACCCACCTTCTTGTATCCTAATAGGACTAATAAATTCATAGTTTTTGCCATTACCTTGCGTTTTAATATTTCCCCAAAAATCTAATGCCGGTGGTAACTCATTATTGTATTTTGGGTTACCTGACTTAGCTCGATTAAGAGCCATATAAAAACCTTTCATAGCTTCAGGAAAATAAAATGTATTAGCATCATCAATCTGCTCAGTGGTTAACATAGTATTATTAGCCATAGGGTTGCCTATTCTTTCTAAAGTCCTGGTAAATGAACTAGCTCCAGGTAACTCAAAACTTTCAGGAAGATATGTATTTAATTCACTTGTTGCTGTCATTGCAACATCACCACCTATACCGGCTATTGTCTTTTGCATTCTTGTAAAAAAATCATCTTTACTTCCATATGGATTACCAGCCATCTTAAATATTTCTGATACACCTTGAAGGAATGGTAAATTCATTGCGTATTCAGCTATAGCTAAAGATCCTGATTTAGCCAGTTTTTCTAATACACTTTGATCATCCTCATTTTTAGAATAGTAAGCATAGTCAGATGCCATAGCTAATATTCCTGACAAAGGATCTAATCTACTAAATGTTATATATTTATATTCGCCATTATCTTGTTTTATACCAATAGAGTAGGGTGGTATATTTGCTGATCTCATGTAACGTCTAGCTTTCCAATCACTAGGTCCTGATCCATTGACGATTATATTATCACCAAAAGCACCTTCTGCTATCATTACCATGCCCATAAACAAACCATTACCCATGACAAGTTTAGATAGTGCTTTATCGAACTCCTGACCTGATATTTTACCAGCATCAAATATGTCAATGCCTTGCATATTGTTTGGAAGGTTTTGTTTTATAGCTTTGTAAATAGGTGAATAATTAAATGTTCTATCAAAGACTTCTTTTACAATATTCGTAGGTGTTTTAGAAAATGGGACAATAGTTTTCATACCAGGTAAATTCGCAACATTTACTAAAGTAGACCAGGCACCTTTAGGGTCATCCTGGAATGTCATAATTTTGGCTTCACTTGTCATCATCTCAGCAATGTCTGCCGGTGGATCTAATACAACTTCTGTGTATTTTTTCTTAGCCATTTCCATAGCTTGGGTTTTATCAATGCCACCTCTTAGAGCTTCTTCGTAGGTCATCATTTGCCTTCTATAAGCTTCTCTGTACAAGACTTTACGTTTAGATATCACTTTGAAAAACTCATCTTCTGAAGCTAGAAATCTACCTGGTAACCTAGTTGTAACTCCTATCATATTTACAAGCATAGCTTTGTAATCGCCTTTATTAGCCATCTCCATAATGTGAGCTAGATTATCAGTAGATCCTATAGATGTTCTTCTTTTCAAATCAATTTTAGATGCAAAGTCACCAGCTTGCCCGGTAACACCAAATGATAAAGACATGGATTTAAAAGCATCTCCTAGTGCCATTCTTGCACCATATGCTTCTGCCGACATTTCACCCATGTAAACACGATCACCTATTTTACCATATCTACCACCGGCTGTCCTTATTCCACCAATGACACTAGCTAGTCCGGTTTCTAATGTTGAGGAAACTTGGAACATGGCATTACCAGCTATATTAACCATGTGTGTAACTGGTGAAGATAAAAGGGCATTGATGTATATTTCCATAGCTATGTCATAGCCTTTGGCTAGAAAACCTCTTTCTGTATACATAGCTCGACCAGTACTCGGTAAACTTAGAAATGCCTGGGCATGGTAATCAATCATATTTTCATCTAAGTTTTGCACAACGTCATCTATTTGAGATGTGTACTGTGTTAGATTAATATTATTTAACTTAGCTACATTAGATATAACGGCTAGACCTCTACCATACTCAGACACATTGGCAGACACTTGAGCAGATAAATTAGATTGAACAGTACCAATTACACTTAGTTCTCTAAATATTTGTAACTTCTCACCTTCATCAGACGTTTTAGTAATTGCTAGAGCTTTGTCTTCTATTTCCTTACCAAGCTTTAACATCATAATTAATCCACCTATAACATTCTCCGGTGGTTCGACTGTACCTGGTTTTTTATTTAGTAACTTATAGGCAATTTTGCTGAAGCCAGTTTTTTCTGCAATAGCTACCATGCCTTCCATAGTCTGTTTTGGTCTTCTTAAATGTGCAAATAAAGCTTTATTATTTTCTTTTATATTAACAAGCATAGTCTGAAGATCTAATACTTGCTCTTCTCCTTCAGTTTTAAATATCAAACCAATTCTATTTAGATTCAGTCCAGGACCTTGGTACCCACTATCTGACAATACTTTGTTAAGAGCTTTTACACCTTCTTCATCCATGCCTTTTATAGCTAGATCACCACCAGCCATTTCAGTAATGTCATTCTCAGGCATAGTTTCTTTATGGATTTTCTGTTGTTCTAGATCCAGCTTGTTAAGTATCTCTACACCTTTGCCAAGTATATTAACCATCAGTAGCTCCTAATTCTTTTAAAGCTTGTGTTTGAATTTTTTGAGCATCATCGTATTCTTTGAACAAAGGCAGATCATCTATATTAGCACCACCAAAATAGTTTTTATCGTGTACAAATAAAACTAGGTCAGGCTCACCTTTGTTATACTTAGCAAATGTTTCTTTGCTCCATCCTTCAGGTGCATAAGCATCATTCCATTTAACCCTGGCAACCGGTTTCATCCCTACTGTTTCGTAGACCTTTGGTAAATATGTCCGAAATGCATCTAGCTTTTTTCCACCTTGTTCTATTGATAATTGTAACATTGAATAAGCTGAACCGGAAGGAGCATCTATTGGATTAAAAACACCAACAATATCGCCATCAGGTTTTATGGCAAAACCACCACCATGCTCAGTTCTAAATAATTTAGCATCTAGTAAATCTTCAGGGTTTTGAATTGTTACTTGCAAGCCCATTTTGTGTTTTGACATAGCATTAGCCATGTCACTACTAAATAGTTCGGCAGATGTTTCTGAATTTACTTGGGTAATTTTAGGTACTGTTAAGCCAGCTTCAGTATATTTTGCAACTGTTTCAGGATTAGGCTCAAATGTTAGTAGCCCATTTCCCTCATTTGATCCAGGACTTCCTCTTCTGTAAGGTCCGGATTGTCCTTCATTACTTCCTGGGCTATTGATTGCCTGAAGCCGGTTGTCTGTGACAGCTTGTTGTCCATCGCTTCGTCTGCCTGAAAGGGAGTCTGCACCTGACTTAGACCCATCAAAGCTTCCCTCAATGTTTGGTTTTGCGTTTGATAATCGTCTTGCTGTGTCATCGAGTTTTCCTCTGTCAATTCCTTCTCGCTCATACCAGGGTATCTCCTTATCTTCTGTTACTTTAAACCCTTTCGGAATTATACCATTTTTTGGATTTTTAATAAAGCTTTCAAATTCTTTCTGACGAGTTGGTGTCATAAAGACAGTTGATCCATCAGATAAAGGATATTCGTAAAAGGTGCCATCTTGTGTTTTTATGTATTTTGCACCTGATGAAAATGTTCCAGGCTTACCTTCTGTAACTGACAATCCAAAGTAATTTTTATCTGCTACACCTTTAAGGGTAGAGTGCGATACAACTTGCTCACCTTCAATAACCCAGTTTTCCCAATGCCATCTTCCTAGTGTTGCATCTTGAGGTCTTCCTAAAATATCATATGTTTCTTTAATATTATTTCTTAATCCATCTTCTAAGGCTTCTGTTAAGAGTAAACCTCTTGGACCTCTCATAACATTAACTATACCTTCTTTTGTTGTTGTACCTTCTTTTCTAATGCCATCGTATATATTATCGCCTTTAAATGTACCATCATCCCACAAGTGTCTGCCTTGTATTCTATCCATAACTAAAACATCATCACGACCAGCAACAAGCAAAATAAAACTAACAACTTTGTTATCTATTCCAGCACCTTCAGTTAAATTTAAAAACTCTCTTCTTATTTGTTTAGCTGGTACATTCGGGTCTTTCATCATGTCATGCAATGTTTGTAAAACTGTTTTATTTGAACCTGGCACCTTTTTGCCTAATTCAAATAACATCTGCCCGGTTGCGTTAACATTTTGTGTTACTTGCTTACCTGGTGATCCTTCAGGCAATAATTTATTTATAGTTTTTTCCCAGGTTGCCTGATCTTGTTTTGTAAATGTTCCATTAACAGCTTTATCTATTAATGGTCTTGCACCAGCTATAATATCAATAAATGCACTTTCTTGTTGTACTGGTCCAGCACCTCTTGAAAGTATGCCCCATATAAATAAATCAGCCGTAATTCTTGAATCTACGTTTTCTGCTTTATACATTGTTCTTATTTTATCAACGTATCCAAATCCTTCATCAACTCCAGCTTTCATATCAGGTGTAAGTTTTTTTAGCTTATCAGCCATTAATTTAGCATTGTTTGCATATTTAACTGCTTGTAATGGTGGCACTGGCAAAAAGTCACCACCCATTGTTTCGTTCTGAAACTTTAACCAATTTTCATTTGTCTTTAATGCTTCAGGGTTATTTTCTAAAGCTGTGTCAATATTAGCAAAGTTTGCTTTTTTATTGGATGCTATAAAAGTTTGTGTCACCGGTGATATTACATTTGCCGGATTATTATTTTTTACTAATAAAGGTGAGGGCATTTTATTAGCCCTTGTTCCTTCAGGTGCAAACTCTAATTTAGGTGCAAGTTTAGATAATCCCTTATCAATAGCAGTATCAATTTCACCACCACCCATAGATGACAGGGTAGTTGTACCAGCATTTGCATCTAGTCTGTTTTGTGCATTTGTACCAATTTTTTGAAACTGAGATTTAACACCACTTTTTAAGCTTCTAAGCATAGGGCTGTTCTTCCCATACTTTATTAGTAATCCTAAACCTTCAGATATGCCTTCACCAATAACACCACCTTCTAATAGTAATAATGGTGTTTTTTGTAATTTTTGAATTAAATAGGGTAACTCTTTGTCGGCTTCTAATGTTTCTAATAAAGCTTTTGTTGCTTCACTATCTTTTGATATCAGGGTGATAGCTGTTTCTATTAAGCCTTTATCTTTAGCTGGTATAACTAAAGCTTCGGTTGCACCATACCCAAGAACATTGGTAAGAAAACGACTGCCTAAGTTTGCACCTTGTATACCTTTAGTAGCTAATGCACCTGGAGCTATTATCTGAGTTCCAACTTCACCAACTATGCCACCAATTTGTTGTGCAGTACCATCATATTTTATTGTTTCATTTATAGCTTTGTTTGCTGAATCTAATCCAGGTATGTTTTCGTTCATCCAAGGTATAGCTGTTTCTGAAAACCATTGACCAGTAAATGTATCCATTATTTCTGTACCGGCTTTGCTGGCTCCTTGTGGCAACCCTTTAACAACACCAGTTGCAAAATCTCCTACAGTTTCAGCAACGTCACCGGCTGTGTCTACAACGTCATCAAATATAGATGTAGGCATATTGATCTTAGACTTTTTACCATCCCAGGACTGCTCATATTCTGAACCACTAGCCCTGATATTGTTGGACAGTAAAATCTCGCTATATACGTCTATTTCATTCTCTGCCATTACTGTAACCTACTACTTGATAAAACATTTGTAAGTGCTTGAACTCCAGCATCAATTATTGGTTTGTTTCTATAATCTTGCAGTCTTTTATCTTTGTTATCTTCAGACTGTAATAGAACCAACATACCCTTTACTTTTTCAAACTCAGCCCTGGTATATGTTTTTTGGATGCCTTTGTTTGGATAAACGTCTGCAAATTTATCAATGACAGCTTTTGCTGAACTAAGTTTGCCTTCATATACTTTGACTTGTATAGCTTCACTCTCATTAGCAAATACAGCCCTGGCAATAGCGACAGCATCAAAGTCTTTAGTTTCTTTTTTAGCTTTCAGTAAAGCTTCTTCGACCCTACCTTTAATTCTTCTATACACTTGCATCTTCTCAAAATTAGGATCTTGCTCACCAATTATTTCTGCTTCAGGACTAAAGCCAAGCTCACCGGCTATAATATTCATTGCTGTCTTAGTTTCTGCATTCTCGTTTGCTTCAACTTTACCGGCTAAGTCATTGTAATCTTTAGGGGATAATGCACTATGATAGTCGGCTAATTCACCAAAACTTAAATTATCTGTTGATACTTTTTGTATTAAATCTGCTTTGACCTTGGAATCACTTACAGTACGCAAGCCACCACTTTCATCAAACTTAATTTTATATTCTGCATATTTATTAGGATCTAAAGCTTCTAACTGCAAAAGCTTATCATTTAAATCGTCTTTAGCTCCAAATGCTAACTGTTTAGAAAGATCTACTTCTAGCTCGGCTATCTTATTATCAGCATCATTATCTTTTTTATCTTGGAGAGTATTCTCGAAACTAATTTGTGCAGACTTTTCTGTTCTAATAGCTTTAGCTACGTTTAGCCTTTGTTCATCAGTCATACCATTTAAGATGGCATCTATTTTGACATTGCCGGTTTTTTGGTTTGATTGTATTTTCATAGCCAGTTCAGATGATGTTTTAGTTTCTAATGCTGTGCTAACAATCGTACTTGTTCTTACCTCAAGCCATTTATCATCCCAATCCTTTACGGCACCTTCCATCATAGTCTTGGTGTATTTACCTTTAGAAGCTTTATAGATGTAATCGTATTTTTTACTTATTTCAAAACCTGGTGACTTTTTTAATTCAGCATTATTTCTAGCTTTTTTGTCTAGTAGTTTGCCATTTTGATACAAACCGGCACCATATATTTTTGCAGTTAGTTGATCTTCATTACCTTCAAAATTAAGAACGGCATCTAGCTCTATACCCATTTGCTTTAGATCCATGTTTAAATTTAAAGCTGTGCCGGTCTGTAATTGATCTAGTGATTTTTTTGCGTAAACTTTTGAATAAGCATTGTAATGTGCTGAAGAGTTAACACCTAGTTCAGCATATAGTTTTCTGCCTAATATAGGAGATACACTATCAGCTATTTTTAAATATTCATTTGTAATTGCTTTTAGATCACTACTAACATCAGCTAAGTCAGCATTGTTTAATGTAGCTTTGGATATTAAATCTGAAAATTTTCTTTTGGCACTTAAAGCTAAATCTGAGCCAACGCTTTCTATAGCTATCTTTTTAGCTGATCTTCCAAATATTGTATCATCGTCAAATCTATCTGTTACGTCTGTACCATTTAATGCACTTTCTCTTATCTGATCTACAGTAATAGGGTTTTCAGCACCATACTCTGCACCTTCTTTTTCTGCTTGCACAGAAGCCTTTTTAAAAAAATAGCTAGACATACTATCCAAGGCACTAACAAGCATCTGTGACGTTTTCTGAGCTTCACTCATACCAACACCGGAAGGACCTCGATAACCACTTGTACCGATCTGCCGTTGTATGCCTAAATATCTAGAACGAGGTGCCATCTAAATTATCCATACCTTGCCTGATAATACCCAGGTGATTGTCCATAACTTGCAGTAGTAGTAGTGGTGCCAGCCGGAGCAGATCCTAAAGATGCATAATTAAAACCAGCACTAGCCATTGTGGTAAACGCACCAATGTAAGCTTGCTTCTTAGCTTGTCTGCCGGCAAACCTTAAATCTTCAGCCTGGGCATTGGCAGTACTTATAGCTAAGAACTCATTATCTTTAGATGTAATAAAATCATTTAATCCAGGGTTGAGAACTGAATATGTTCCAATATCTTGGGGTGTTCCTAATGAAGGCTCTAATCCACCGGCATAGGCTATTGCTCCAACTGAAGCCAAAGCTTTGTTAGTAGCTTTTAAAACCTGGATACCTTGCTCTTTTGCTTTTACAGCTTCAACTCTACCTTCTAATTTTTTATGCTCGGCTTGTGCGTAATAACCTTTTTTAGTAGCTTCACCTTGCTTTATCTGAGCATAAGCAGAAACTCCGGCTAGTACTAATGATGCAACAGCTACTGTCATTTTATTGTCCAGTACTAAGTTTGTACTCTACAGCCAATACAGTAGCAAAGAGGGGTTGTGTCATTGTGAATGTCAATTGTGCTGTATCACTATAACCTAATAAAGGAGCCAATCTTTTTCTCCCGGTAAATGTCGTGGGGGCAGAACCCAAAGTAAAAGGCAAGGAATTGAAGGGGAGTTCAAAACCATTAACAGCCAGGTTTTGGGTTCTATCTACTAAAGTTGTTGCTTCTAAGATTCTACGTTTTCTACTTACTACAACACCTGAACTTAATTTTGGCTCTACCGGCAATGTCTTAACTTCTACAGAATAGGGAAGCCCAACCTCTACAAATGTACTAGGTACTGCATCTAAGGTAATAGCACCGGATGAAACAGTTTTGTCAGTTAACACAAAATCATCTCTAATTACATCTACAGTTTTACCTTCAAGATGAGATAAACTAGAGCATGTCGTGTTACTTGGTTTAGCTTGGTCCGGTGCAGTAGCTCCTGAAAAATATTGTATATTGCTGTCTGTCGTTCTTTGATCGTCAAACATTTCAATATATCTTTTTGTAGATCCACCAATAGTTCTTTCCACTACTGTATAAATGTCAGGTCCATCAACGGCTACATCTAGAAATAATCCATCTGTAATAAACTCTGCCGGGGCAACTACGTTTTGCGACCTTAAAATAGAAAAGACAGCCATAGTGCCATCTGTGTTATTTGTAATGCATAAAAGGTCACCATCATCAGTACTAGTGGCAATTCTAAGTGCCATTGACCTGGGGCTTTTTAATAAGTGACTAGCAAGTAAAGATATATTATTAGCCTGGTAGTTTAAATCAACATCACTAAATAAAAATTCTCTAAGGGCTTTGCCTTCTCTTTGAATAAATAATGTACCAGCTTCAGCATACACTGGCATAATACCTTCTTTAGATCCTCTACGAGTAGCATTTTTAATAACAATATTAGAAGGTGTAATTGGATCTAGGTTAGCTTGAGGAACAAAGAACTCTGCATCTTTTGTAAATATTTGTAAATCTCTGCCCGATCTCATAGCCGTTATAGCATTAACACTATCAGTATTCATTGTAGCTAAAATAGCATCATCGTCTAAAGCTTCGGCTGTCTTAAAATTAAAAAAATCAGCAACCTTAGATCCAAACAAAGTATTAGGTAAAGTCTTAGATCCACCAAAATATAATCTACCTTCATGGAAAGAGCATGTTCTTGGAAAACCTCTAGACACTGACCAAGCATCCTCGTACCCAGTTTCTAGTTCCCATGTAAGCTCTGCCGGTGACCCAGCTACGTTTGCAATAGCTTGATCAGCTTTAAAAAATGGTAACTCAGTGATTACTTTTACAACTGTAGCTGATTCTCTTTCTATAATCCTAGCTCGACCAAAACCACTTAAAACATTTATATATTGGTCCACATGATCTGCCGTAAATACAGAAGTGTTAGCAGTGACTGTTACAGTACCATCTATAGCATCAGGAGTAATTGTTCCTATTGGACTGCTAGTTGATAAAGTAAACGCAACTTTAGGATTAGTAAGAGCAATAGTAGCAAATGTCCAAGTCGTATTACTAGCACCTCTTACAATAGACTTTGGTGACATATCTTCATGTACTAAAATAAGTGTGTCGGCACTTTGTGTATAATACATTCTATCCAGGTCTATATCACCTAAAGCACATACAAGATAATCAGCACCTGACCCATTAATGTTTGTTAGCTGTACACCATTAGCAAAGAAAAAAACCCTGGTGTTAGTTGTATCATATTTAACAAAGGCAAGCATAAAAGCTTGTGTGGTACTAAACTCAAAAGGTATTAACCTTATGCCATCTAAAGTCGTAAATGATCCACCCAGGTGAGATGTTATATCCAACATAAATCTTAAACCAGGTCTTCTTTCAAAACCACCTTGAGGAAGCACAACAACATTTTGAGCTTTACTCAAAGCTGATCCATATTGCTGTATATCAATTCGACCTACTAAAAGAGGGTCTATTTCTCCTACAGTAAAATTTGATTGGTATTGTGTAATTCTACTCAAGATCTAACCTCAGTTAATAAATAATCAGCAATAACTGTTTTGGACTGCCCGGCACCATCTATGTTGATAGCTTGTCTGAAATAACCACCACGCATATTTTCGCTGGCTGTTCCCAGGGCTACACCTCTCCAATAATCAGATTTAGTTATTTGGTCGGTAATAGGTTCAGCTAAATGCCAAGCCATCTGATATATTAATAATTGGATAAAGTAAGAGGGCATATCTTGTTCAGATACTAGTCTTTGATAATCTACAACTATGGTTGTTTGGTTTGTTAGTAGCTGATCACCCTGGATCTCATATTCTGTAGTATTAGGGGCTGATGTAGATGTTGACGTATAGACAACTCTTGGAACACCTAAAAACATATCTGAAGGTAATTGATATGCATAAGAATAAAAATTTGTTGGAGTAGTCGCTAACCTACCTAATATCGTTTTAGATAGAGTAAAAGACCAATGATACATACTAAGGGTTTGTGACTTAATGCGTGGATATAAAACTGAGCATATCGAACTAGGGGCTGTTCCATCCGAAAAACTTGTGATTTGATTTGCACCTAAGAGGAGGAGTGCCTGAGAGCAAATCGAAACGTCTGTATCACCTTCAGCCATAATCCACGCACCTCGCCTAAAGTTATAGAGGGCGAACATTCGCCCCCTAGATTAGTTATTAGTCACTATCTGTCATAGCGACAGTTGTGCCATCTGTAACATCAACTACACTTGAAGCATTGGATGCAACCATCACAATACTCATTGTTGGAGTGTTACTGTCATGTACGAATATAACATCACCTACAGACAACTCGTTTGTCATGTCGTTGAAATAACCGGCTGTGTTAACAGTAGCTATTGCATCGGCTGATGTGTATGTCCACATTTGAGGGGCTGTTCCTTTTTTGGATTGACCACCTATCGGGTTTATCCCAGTTCTACTAAAAGCCATGATTAACTCTCCCTACAAGTTACATCAACAAGACCAGCAGTATCGATTACCACTGCACCGGCTGAATACATTGCTGATACTAAGAAAGAAGTTTTCTCAGGAATGTAGTTTACCTCAACTTTTGGAGCTATACCTACAGCACAACCAATAGCATCTTTGTGGAATGCTAGGCATGTTCTGTCGTTAGAACCATCTTTTGGTAAACCACCTTCATCACGATCTCCGATCATGTGGATATTGAACCCAGCAAATTGCTGAATCTCACCACGAGCTAATGCCTGGAGTTGGATAAAGTCTGAACTAACTGCTCTTTCGTCAGCTAATAATGAAGCTAAAGAACTTGCATGAATGATCATGTGTCTG